ATCCTGTAGGATTGGGCATTCTTTCTAGAAGTGACCCGCTTATAGCATTTGGGTCTAAAACTTTAACTGACGGCTCTTTATAAGCCTCTCCAAGGCTTGCGACAGCCTCTTTTATTCCAGTTAAATCAACTTTTGCGCTCTCAGTCATTGCTTCGCTCCTGTTTATCTAGCAGGCCCTTGAGTTCCTGTTCCACATGATTCAGGGATTCCATATTTCCCATAAGCTCACGATATTGCTCCATAGACTTGACGTTGCCATACTGCATTAAGTCAACAACACCCTGTCTACGTTCCCTTATAATGCGAAAAACTGCTTCCGCAACATATATCTCATCCATTCTTAGATATTCCCACCTTTTCTTATATGAGAGATACTAAGATATTTTGAGATAATATGCAATTATATATTAAGCCACTTATATATTTTTTGTGTTTCTTCTTTTCGGTGCTTCAAACCGTTGTAACCGCCATTAACTCTTTTAGTAATCGTTTTAATGGTATCGTCATCAACCCCGTTATCACAAATATCCCACAATTTGTTTCTATGAAAGAACCAAATAGCACTTTCCATAGGGAATTTTGAAGCAACAAGATCAGGATCCTTCATTATCTCCGGCAAATCCATGTCCGCCGCAAACTGAGAATAGTTATTTTTCCCGGTACATTGTAAAAATCCGCGGCCCCGCCACAGATACCCTTGTCCATCATTGCCCATTCTACCGCCATATACGCGATCTGCCAAAGCTTGAGGATTTCTAGCACATTTTTCTGCGTCACTCTCTGAATCGAAGTATTTACCAAACACTTTGAGAATAGATTCCATAGAATAATTTAAATTTTCTTCGGTGTAACGAAACGTGCCGCTTTCGTGTACAAGCTGACCAAGAAAATGTGCCCCTCGTTCTGGATTCAAAGCGTAGTGGTCACAGATCTTCTTTGCAGTATTGGGACCAAACGCACCGTCAGGTGAAGATCCTATCTTTTCCTGTAATGTTTTTAATGCTTCACTCATTAACGAACTCCTTTGATCCACAGACTCGCTCATATACCATATCATCCATGTAAGCTTCTGCCCATTTGTTTTCTGTATATGTACAGAATACCCACAGATCATTTACATCATCATTAAGTAAGTCGATAATATCTTGTTGTGCCGATACTGTTCCCTCAAGATGTTCAATGTCGTGCACCATACCCGAAATATACCAGACTAACGCTACCAATTGCACCGCCATAGCAAATACTAGAGCCACAGGTATTTTCATATCAGCCATTGGACTTTCCCCCTATATAGCCACCAACAACGCCTATTACACCAGTCATCGACATTTGTAGTAAGCCTATAATGTTCTCGTCTAACTCACCACCGTGTTCATTAGCCATCTTAAATTCATCGTAGACAATCAAACCAAGTATTCCCATAAGTCCTACGGCAAGTACTAGTACCACGATGTCTTTCATATACTTCATAACTACCTCTTAAAGAATTTCTGTACACCTCTGACACCAAACGATGCAGAGATTGCAATACCCAAGCTATAAAAATACCAGTCTGGTGCTTTGGAAAGCTGTTCAAAACCTTTATCTACCCAACCCTCAGTGCCTGGAATAAACGCCAAAACAAGCGGAATAGACAGAACAATTACGAACCACTCGTCTTTCCAACTTGATTGAGAGCCTTGCGCCATGATGCGCTCCCAGTCAGCCACACTTGTTTCTTTACTAAGCATTATCTTAGCTTTTGCCTCGGCTTCCGTAAGTTTTAACTTTGCACTTGCAGCCTGTGCTTGAGACTTTGCATCAAGCCAACTGCCCGCCAGACCCGCTATTGGTCCAATTATAGATTGTAACATTAGTTTTCCTCCATCTGTATACTGGTCTTCTTGCTCTCAGCCTTTGCTGAATAAGCATTAAAACCCATAAAAGCCGCTACCACCCCGGAAGCTGCTATAACGTACACACTTGCTATATCTGTGATTAAGCTTGCTGCTTTGTCAAACCCAAGGACAGAAGCAAGCAGTATTATAAACGGGTAAATCAACATTCCCATTAAAGCAAAACCTGTAAAACGACGCTCTGCATTGCGCTTGAGATCCCGGTCAATCATTTCCAAACGACGATCTTCCAAAGCTATCTTATTCCACTCTGCTTTTTCTATAACACCGTTTTTATTAGTATCGGCCTTATCAAATTCTGTCATCTTTTCGCCCTCGCATACGCAATTGCTATTCTTTTTTCCCGCGTTATTATAACAACTTTACCAGATTTGTCATATATTATGTATTTTCCGCGCCGCTCAACTACAATCACAGTTCTATTTTAATGCACACAACTTTTGATTTTTCGTTTGTTACAAGAACTTTAGCTTCATCTTTTGCTATCTCGCAGACTTCTTGTTTGGTGTAGCTTCCAATATGATAATGTTCAAAGTCACCACCAGTAGCTGCGCTTGTTGTTAATTGAACCCAGAGTAAAACCCACATCTACCACCTACCTTGCTTGCTACCCCAAAGATAAAACAATCCAAACAATAAAGCGGCCCCTATACCAAATATAACAAACCCTATTGCAAAATTTATTAAAGCATCCATCTGCTCTTGTTTTCTATATAACTCATCTTTTCTCTGTTTACGCATTCTAGCCTCTATCGATAAAACTTCTTTCCAAGCACTTGGACCATAGTTCCAAGAGATATGATCTTTTATCTCTTCTCTCATCTGTTCCATTTTTTTCTTGTTCGCAAAGATCTCTAAAGCAGTCTCTTCGTCAGAACCCCGAAACGTCTTCTTCCAGAACGGAGGATTCTTCTCCCGCTCTTCTATATTTGTGAAATCACTGAACGCCTTGCCCCAATTGGCAAGCTGTCCCGTCATGTCTTGTAAATCTTTGCCTGCACCAATAGCCGCCTTTAATCCCTTAAAAGCACCCGTTGCCATAGCCACACAAGTTATGGGATCCATAACTTAGCCCATATGAGTTGTGCCCTTGATTGCCGCGCCTGTACCACGAGTCTTCACTTTCTTCATGGTATCACTCGCCATTGGCGGTGTTTTAGGCTTACCGACTGTCTCAGGCTTGGGAGCTTTTGTAGGCGTATTTACTACAATTTTTACCTTGGACATTTTACTTTCCTCTTTGTTTAAGTAGTTCTCTTTGCATTGCACTATCAATTCGAGCCGCGGTCTGCTGTTCTTGACTTGCCAACCTCTTCTCAAACTGCTCTCCACGCATCTGCTGATTCTGCGCGTCAAGCTGCAATTTCTGTTGGTCCAGTTGAGCATCCGTTTGCTCTGACTGTGCCCGTATCTGTAACTCTTGCTCTTTCAACTTTACTAACGGATCCGGCTGATTTGCACCAGACACTTGCGCCGATAGCTGCTTCGCCTGCTGCATACCCTCTGCCACAAACTGTGCAACCAAAGCCTCAAACTGCAATTCCTGCTGATCCGCATCCATAGGACCCATCTGGGACATTTGTGCCATAGCCTGTTCCTGTGCCGCTATCTTCACATGCTCCATAACGTGCTTCTGCATACCCAAAGCAACTGGCGGCATCTGAGCAACCATAGGACTTGCACCAAAAACCAAATGAGACATAATATGCGCCTGATGGTTCTGACCCTGAAACGCAAACAACTTCATGTTGTCCAATGCGTTGATGTTCTCTTGTGCAGGGTCCGTGGGCAACGGCTCCTCGTCCGGCATCGATTTCAATATCCTGTCGGTATCTGTAACACCCAACGCCTCATACATATCCCTGAACACTTCGTGCATGTTATGCATATCAGGAGCCTGAGTCGCTAACTGTAACTTAGTCTGAGCTAACGCAATCCGCTGCGCCTGACTAAATACATTCGGATTAGATACAGGTATGATATCCACACGGTCATCAAAATCACTCGCCATGACCGCCTGATCGCTGCCCGCGATACTATACGGATACTCCTGCGGTAAACTCTCCGACATAACCCGCGCAAGAATCTTAAACTCCTGCCGCATCGCATAATGCATCCGCTTATGTACAGCACTCATTACCCGCGAACCCTGCTCCAACATAGCAATCGTCGTACCAACAGCAGCTTGCTGATTACCGTCGCCAACCTTCATGTCAGTAATAGTCGCGAACCGCTGACCCGCCTGAACCACAAAACCTAACAAATTAAACAGTGTCTGGTCGGGACCCTTAAAAGGTAGCGGCATGAGACTATCCCGAATAGCCCCACCCGGAGCGTCCACGTCACGGAACTCCCCAGGCTGAAGAGGATCGTCATCGTCTCTGATACGAAGTCCGCGGGCCTTGAAACCCGCAGGGAGGTTGGACAACGTACCCGCGTCGATCAACTGCCTCAGTGCCGCCGTGGCAGACCTTGAGAGTCCGCCAATCGTGTGAATTAAACCCAATCCGTAAAAACCAAACCCCGGCAAAAACTTGTAATGCACAAAGTAGTTGATCTTCTTACGCATCTCGTCTTCTTCACGATAATTCCGCCGAATAGACAATATTTGCCCGTTATCCTGCGAAATCGTCACCACATAAGGCATCTTAATGCCCGTTGGTTCGCCATCTTCCCCTATATCCTCGTAACCCTCTAGGTCCAAATCAACGTGGCATTCCAACAAAGTACAGTCATAATCTATCTGTGACGGCTCAAAACCCCCGATTCTGTTCACTTCTTCCGTAACACCGTCCATCTCCTGCTGCGCAGGAATCACAGGTATGTCTAAATAAAATCCCCCGACCTGCATCTTGCGCAAATCGTTCAAATCCATCTTCACAACCTGTGTTACATTCGGACATGTCTCCAAATCTGAAGTCTCGTAAGGAACCACAAGATGCTCCGCAGGAACAAACTTAGATACAATCCGACCCAGATTCTCATCGTAATACACCTTCTTAAACGTACTGCCCGCTAACGGTAAATAAAACAGCATCTGATCCATGTCAGGCGTGTAATCCTCCATGACATTAGTCAGATAGTAATTCATAAACTGCTTAACACGCTCCGCCTGATCAATCTTCTTGCGGTCTTCCTTGCCCATAACAACAGTTCTTACAGGACCCGAAGGAGGCAATAATTCATTAAACGCCTGCGCCTGAAACTGCGTCGCCGCCTCCGCCAATAACGGATGAGTCACACCAGAGGCTCCACGAAACGGTTGCGTCCTGTCCTCGTAACTAAAACCAAGAAGCTCCAACCCATTGGAATAAGTATCTTCCCAATCCTGCCTAGATGCCTTGTTCCCCTCAAACTCACTAACCAAATCACCAGAGATCCTAGCTAACTCACTATCCGATAATGATTCCGCTAAGTTGTCGTCAAAAGCCATATCCCCCATAATCTCAGAGCCAGGATCAAAATCTACAACAACGTCTCCACCCTCCTCCTGAATTATCTCTATCTCATCTCCAAGTTCCGTGAGCAACGGTTCCTGCCCAGAGTCCGGGATCTCAAGCTCAATCTCCGCTCTCAAGTCGTCCTCGTCCATCTGAGAAGGGACCCCAGAATCCATTAATCCCCCAATTGGTTCTCTAGCCATGAATTACTCCAATCAATAATATGCCCTTACCCTAGCAGATTCTTCACCGTCTTGCCAATCATCTGTTGGTAATTGTACAAAATTACCCTGACGATACCTCATTAC